CTTCTGGAGCTTTTAGACTTGAAGAGTGAAGATATCGTAGATCGGTTTGAAGACCTGATCGAAGACAAACAAGAACAACTAGAGAAGGAATTTTAATGACTCCCTACCAAACGTATATTGCCAAATCCAGATATTCTCGCTACCTTGATGATAAAGGTCGCCGGGAGCATTGGCCTGAGACTGTCAATCGTTACTTTGACTTCATGGCAGGACACCTGAAGAAGAAGCACAACTATGATGTTCCTACTGAACTGCGGAAGGAACTACAAGAGGCTGTAACTAATCTTGAGGTTGTGCCGTCCATGCGTGCGATTATGACCGCAGGCGATGCTCTGGAGCGTCAGAATGTGGCAGGATACAACTGCTCGTACCTGCCCGTTGATGACCCTAAGGCATTCGATGAGGCAATGTATATCCTACTCTGTGGTACAGGGGTGGGCTTTAGCGTAGAGGAAAAGTATGTCAATCGTCTGCCAGAAGTTCCTGATCGTTTATTTGACTCTAACACTGTGGTGGTCGTCAAGGACTCTAAGGAAGGCTGGGCAAAGGCACTCCGACAGGTTATTGCCCTCCTGTATGCCGGAGAAGTACCTAAGTGGGATGTTTCCGCCGTACGTCCTGCTGGCGCACGGCTTAAGACGTTCGGTGGTCGAGCCTCTGGCCCCGAGCCGTTGGTTGAGCTTTTCCGCTACACTGTCGCTAAGTTCAAAGCAGCCGCTGGTCGTAAACTTCACTCAATCGAATGTCACGATATCCTGTGCAAGATCGGGGAAGTCGTTGTGGTTGGAGGCGTACGGCGCTCTGCTATGATTAGCCTGTCTGATCTTAGTGATGACCGTATGGCACATGCTAAGGCAGGCAATTGGTGGGAAGGTAATGCACAACGGGCACTGGCTAACAATTCGGCAGTCTACACGACTAAGCCTTCTGTTGGTCAGTTCATGCGTGAATGGTCTTCTATCTATGAATCGCACTCTGGTGAACGAGGAATCTTCAATCGGTATGCTAGTCAGACTCAAGCGGCTCGGAATGGTCGTCGTGATCCGAATCAAGAGTGGGGTACTAATCCCTGTAGCGAGATTATCCTGCGCCCTTATCAGTTTTGTAATCTTAGTTCTGTCATTGTGCGGCCTAACGATTCTTACACTGATCTTGAGCGTAAGGTGCGTCTTGCAACTATTCTGGGAACTTGGCAGTCAACACTTACGAACTTCCCGTATCTTCGCAAGATTTGGCAAAATAACACCGAGGAAGAACGACTGCTAGGTGTGTCAATGACGGGTATTCTTGACAATCCGTTGTTGAACGATCCTGACAATCCTAACCTTCCTACGCTACTTGAGGAACTGAAACTTCATGCTGTTCACGTTAATGCTGTCCATGCTGACGCTCTCGGTATCAACCGCAGTGCTGCTATCACAGCTATCAAACCTGAGGGTACAGTCTCCCAACTCACGGGTACTGCTTCTGGCATTCATCCTCAACACGCTCAGTACTATATTCGTCGGGTGCGCTCTGATAATAAAGACCCTCTGACTGCTTTCCTGAAGTCTCAAGGTTTCCCTGCCGAAGCAGACTTCTACAAGCCAGATAGTACGACTGTGTTTAGCTTCCCAGTAGCGGTTGCTGAAGGTGCTCTGTTGCGTGAGGACTTGGATGCTATCAAGCATCTACGTCTGTGGCTGTTGTACCAGAAGCACTACTGTGAACACAAGCCTTCCGTGACCATCTCGGTCAAGGAAGAGGAGTGGCCTAAGGTTGGTGCATGGGTGTGGGACAACTTTGATCAGATCACGGGGGTATCATTCCTGCCGATGGATGGCGGGACTTACGTCCAGGCACCTTATTCGGAAATCACCAAAGAGGAATACGAAGAATTGGCAGCTAAAATGCCTCCCGGTATCGACTGGGATGCATTCATTGAACGGACTGACAATGTTGAAGGAGCACAGACACTAGCTTGTACGGCAGGGGGCTGTAGTATAGAATGAAACCCGCAAGAGGCCCGAACAAGGAAACACAGACGTGGCCAGAGGGATTTAGAAAATGCCGAAAGTGTGGAGAACTTAAACAGTTCTCTGCCTTTCATAAGCATAAAGGATGCCCGTTTGGTATCAATACCGTGTGTAAGGAGTGCCGAAAACCTGTTTCTACAAGGGGGTGGGAAGAAACGTCGGAAGAATTGAAGATACTTCAAAGAGCAAAATCAAGAGCCAATAAAAAAGGACTTGCTTTTAATTTAGAACTTACTGATATAGTTCTTCCAGAGGTTTGCCCCGTTCTTGGTGTTCCTTTTAATAAAAACAGCACCGATTATACATATTCCATTGACAGGCTTGTACCCTCTTTGGGATATACAAAAGGAAACATAATGATAATTAGTAACAAAGCAAATAGAATTAAAAGTGACGCGTGTGCTGAAGAAATCGCGCTTGTTCTTGAATATGTTAAAAGACAGTGTGAAATCTAATGAGCATTATCGCACAACTGAGATTAGGTATCGGCTTTGACATTGAACACAATGAGATAAACCGATATTGCATGACTGACGAGGAGGGCAAAGATGAAACCATTGTCTGCTTCGTTGGTCTAATCATTAAGATACCGTTCATAGAAATTCTGATTGGAGAATTCTTCACGGAATAAAAAAAGCCCCTGCAAGGTTCCATTTAAGGTTCCTTGACAGGGGCTTAATTATTTCAACAGCAGGCTTTCTGCCTGTCTCCTTCTAGTCAATCCTCTGAGCACTCTACCGGCTGCTTTGTTCCATCTCAGAATCTCTTCAGCAGCAGAATCCCAGTCTCCCGCATCTACACGCTTCTTTAGAGTCGAGATTCGGTAGTTGCCTAAGCCACAATTGTAGGCGAAAGACACAATGGCTGCTATGCGTTTTGGCGATGCCCTCAAAAGGCTAGGACTAAGACGTAGGACACCGTAGTAGAAGTACTCTAGATGCTTGTATAGCTCTTTCTCAGCCTTCTGAACAGTCCAGACTGTCCCAGGCTTTATATCAGGGCCGGTGCAGCCCCATCCGATAGTCCAGGGATGTCCTCCGGTGCCGGGATCGGGGTAGGCTTCACAGTCTCCGTTAGCGAGTCTCTTAGCGTACCCCTCAAAGGGCTTTACAAGCAGTTCACTACATAACCTGATTGTTTCGTCTTTCATTCAAAATGATTTCTTTTTGAACAGTTGACACTAGCTGGGATTACTTGAAGATTCCAAGGAACATGAAGACCACAGACTCGCTTATGCTTAAGCGGGACAATATGGTCAACGTGCCACTTAATTCCAGTCATTTTAGAGCGCAAGATAGAAATATCGTATGCTTGTTCGATCATCCAAAGATCATCTTCACTTAGGCAAGGAAGTCTTGAGCGCATCTTCAACACATGACGGGCCATGCACCTAGCATTGTGTTTGCCTCTGTTGACTTCTTTCCACTTTTTAACCCTTTGTTTTACTGTTTCTGGGTTCTGTAGATATTTTTCTTTTGCCTTTGTCGAAATACTCTCTTTATTTTTATAATAGTATTCGCTCTTTTTTGCTTTTAATTCTTCTTTTCGACTTTCACGATATTTTCTATTGCTTTCTGCTTTTGCTAGTTTCTTTTCTTTGACTGAAAAGTATTTCTTTTTCATAAGTTATTCATACGCTTTTCAATACTGCGGCCAACAAAAAAGAAGGATAGCACCATCATTAACATGGCAAAGTCTTCTTCCGTCCAGATTTCTTGCATGATCTGCATAGCGGGTAAACCACTATTGACTGCGTAGCAGATAGTCACAATCTTGACGGTAGCGTACAAGCCAAACAACAGCCAAGTAATGCCAGGACGCACCAAAGCAGACACACTAGCAACCCACTTCCAAGCACGTTTATCGGCTTGAGCTTGTTGCTTGAATGCTTCTCCGATAGCGTCTAACTGATGAACACTGTGGTCTACATAGCGTTCCTCTAGGCGATATTCCCCACGAATCTTTTCCAAGTCCGTCTGTAAGGTGAACATCTTGAGTTCATGCAAGCGTTCATCCTTACGATCAAAGAACTTCAGTACCTCCGGGGCCAGCCGAAACAGGCCACCGAAGATACTGCCTAGAAGACCGCCTCCTAGAATCTCAATCATTACTGATTACCTCCCTGAGATGCTCCGAACATCCGAGCAAACAAGGTGTTAACATCTTCTGCTGGAAGCTGTCCAGAGCCAATTTGTTGCATCAGTCGTTGAACATCAGCACGACGCTGAGCAGATAATGCCCTATCAGCCAAGAAACCGCCGCCAGAGATAGTTGCAGCAGCCATCGGATTAGCAGAAGCACCGGCAAGACTACCGGCAGCCACTAACTGACTACGCTCAGGATTGAAACGAGCAGCAAGCGACAATAGAGGATCGCCTGGACGTCCTTTAGCAACTGACTTGATGGCGTTCTGCTCTCTCTCAGTGAACAGGCGCATCTTTTCCTTGTTTGCAGCCAAATTAATCAACTGACGACGAATCAACTCACCTTCAGAAGCCTTGGGATCAAGAGCCTTTGCTTCAGCAATGTCCAAAGCATCTTCCAGCACGCTTGCTCGGGACAGGTTTCGCCAATCCTTACGGGCAGCTTGCACAGCAGTCACAGCAGTGTCTAATTGTCCCTTCTGAGTCAGAATGTCGTTAGGTTTAATGTTAGCAATAAACTGATCCATTTCAGCAATAGCAGCACCAGCAAGACGACGAGTTGCAGGCTCCTTAGAAGACCGCAGTTCGTTCATCTTGGATCGCATTTGCTCCAGCTTATCAAAAGACACCCGCTGCTGCCCGACCATTTGCTTCCAGTCTTCTAAGACCGTAGCCACCGGCTTGTGAGTGTCTAGCTTAGGATTCAGGTTTAACTTAGCTAACTCAGTCTCAGTGTTGTCCACAAAGTCAAGAACACTCTTTGGCTTGAGATTAATACCCTGGTCACTCATGGTCTTGTATTGAGCCTGAGCACGGGTCTTAATATCGTCAAGAGTAGGCAACTGAGGCTGTCGTCCAGCGGCAGCGCGGGCACCTAACGTTCCAGCAGCACCGCCAACTGCTAAGCCAGCGACTAATCCGGCTAGAGGGCTTTCAGTCTTCTCTGCAACTACTTCGGAAATAGGAGCAGCAACAGTAGCAGCGGTTCCTGCACCAGCGGCTTGCTGAGGAACACCTTCACTTAAAGGACGCAAGGCCGGAATCTCTCGTGCAATCCGAGAAAGAATACCAGTTCCACCAGCAGCTTCAATACCAGCTGAAAGAGCCTTCTCTGCAGTCGTCTCAGGCACCGGAAGGCCAGCAGCGGTCATGGTCTGTTGCAGTGCTTGGGAAGGCAACTGCATAGTCCTTCCACCAAACAACGAACTAACAATGTTTCCTACTGCCACAGGAGCATCTGCAAGCATTCCAGGAACAGCAGTAACGGCACCAATACCGGCACGGGTAGCTAAACCAGCACCACGAGCAAGGCTTTCACCTGCCGTGCGTTGCTTTGGGCCTTCCCAAGAGATTTCATCATCCCACTTGATTTCGTCAGCCATTATTGAAACTCCCGAGTACCGTCTGTATATTCAATTACTCGCTTACCTGCGTTCGGCCCTGAAGTGACCATTCCTGTTCGTTTAACTGTTTTACTTTCAGAAGCAGGCGTTGCAGGCGCTTCCTTATCTTCCGGAGGAAGCTCACCACGAGTAGTTAAAAGCCAACGAGTATAGTGCTTACGAACTTTAGCCAGATTGTCACGGAGCTGTTGCGGAGACTGCCCCACGTCAAGGTTTGACACAGCAGCCTGTAAGAAGTTCAATTCTTGAACAGCAACCTGACCCAAGGCACCTCCAGTCGGGGAAGCCTGACGCATATCCGACAGTTCCTTGAAACCGATGTTGGCCTTGATCGTCTCAATATTTCGAGCTACGTCATAGGCATCAGAGCCGGGAACAAAAGATAGTGCTTTTCCGGCAATACCGGCGGTATTTACTCCGCTAATCTTAGGAAGCACGTTATCAATAATTCCGATAACATTCTGTGCTTTGGCTGATTCGTTTGCCTGAGCAACTTTCTTTTTATCTTCTAACTCATCAACTTTCTGGCGCTGTGCATCAATCTTGTCTTGGAGCAGTTGTCGCTGAAGATCGGTCACCGCACTCCGCTGCGAACCAACTAAAGCAGCCAGCTCTTTACGGGCCTCGATCCTTTCACGCTCTCGTTCACGAGCAGCATCAATCTTTGCTTGTTCGGCTTCTTTCTTAGCGTCTGCTGCAATCTTAGCAGCATTTCGTTTTTCAATGGAAGCAATGATCTTATCCGGATCGCCAAACTTACGAAGAACCACTAAAACATCGTCATCAGACGCATTGGCAGGAAGACCAGCTAAAGCCTCCTGTAAGCGAACTTCTTTGATATTCTTAGCTTCTTCACGAACAGCCTGCTGACGCACAAGAGAAGTCTTAGCTTCCATTTGTTGCATCTGTTGTGCCTGCATCGCAGCCTGCTGTGCAGCCTGAGGACTGACCTGTCGGAGAGCATTGGCGTACTGCATCATGCCTTCAGCAGTCGTGGTATCGAACTGCTGTGCCAACTGACGCAACTGCGAAGCCTGCTCCAGCATCGGATCACGAGCACCTAAGGCACGAGCAGCTTGCGTGATTCCACCATAGATGCCAGAGGCAATCCTTGATTGTGGATTCATGTTAGCAAACTGCATTGCCCGCTGGCGATCAATCTCAGCCTGAGCCTGTTG